CGCGTCGAAGAACGACTTGGCGGCGGTGAAGCAGGGCGTGGCGTCGAAGCCGGCGTTGGCGGACTGGGTGAGCGCGCCCACCCAGGCGATCACCGTCGCGATGTCCGATCCCGACGCGGCCCTTTTCGTGATGCTCGCAACGCCCGGCCCGTCCCCGAAGGCGATCACGCAGAGGTCCACCCGGGCCGTGAACCGGCTGGCGATCATGGTCAGGCCGTCGATCAGGCCGGCTTTCGCATAGGCCACGATCCCGGGCGGCGCGCTGACCCCGTTGGCGGTCAGGTCGATCACAAAGCAGATCGCGGCGGGCGGGCAGGTCGCCGTGGCCAAGACGGTCACCTTGCCGCTCGATATGGCGGTGATGCGCCCGTAGGCGTCCACCGTCAGGTTCACGTTGGTGTAGGTCCCGGCCGACACGCCGGTCGCCGGCAGGTCTACCGTCAGGGCGCCGGGCCCCGTCAGCGGGGAGCCCGCCACCGTCAGCGTCGAACTGGTCAGCCCCACCGATCCGGCGCCGATTCCCGTCACCCGTCCCTTGGCGTCCACGCCGACTGTGGCCAGGGCGTAGGTCCCAGCCGCCACGCCCGTATCGGCCAGGGTCAGGGTCGCCGCGACATCCGCCGACCCGTCCACCGCCATGGACCCGGTCACGTCGCCGCCGAAGCTGAAATGCCTCGCCGTCGACCACCTCGGGGCCGCGTTGACCGTGAGATCGAAGGTCCCGGCGTGGGTCACCGGTCCGCCGGAAATGCTCAGGTCGCCGGTGGTCGAGACCGCCCCGACGAAGGTCACCGAACCACCCTCGCCGGCCGCCGCCGCGATGTTGGCCCGGGCGTTGGCCTGCTCCGTCCCCCTCAGGCCCATGGTCGCAATGTCCGAGCGCACCAGGCCGCCCAGGATCGCGCCGGTGAAGGACTGCCGGTCGCCGTGCTCGTCGTAGAACACCAGCCGCTGGTCCCGGCCCAGCACCAGGTCCTCGAGAGTCTTGCGGTTCTGCCGGTCGGCGCGCTCGATCGCGCCGCGCGCCTGGGCCTGGTCGCCCCTGTCGTAGCCGGCCGGCGCGACCGGCAGCTTCAGGCTCACAGCGGGTCCCCCTGGATCAGGTCCAGTCGCATCAGGCCCACGCGCCAGTCCGTCCCCGCCGCGCCCGTGAAGCGCAGCCGGATCTCCCGCGCCTGGAACAGCACGTCGGTCGGGCTCGCCAGGGCGAACGGGCCGGCGGAGAACTCCGCGCTGTCGGGCCACAGCCGGCCGAACAGGGTGACGGTCAGGGCCCCGTCCGCCAGGGCGTCGGGCGCGATCCGCTGCAGCTCGGCCATGAAGTCCCCCTGGCCGATCTCCACCGGTCCGCTTTCCACATAGGCCGGCCCCACATCGCCCTCGGGGTCTGTTGCGGGGATCGTCCCGGTCTCGTGCGCGTAGATCCGCCCCGTCGGGCTGACCATCAGCGGATGGTCTTCCACCCCGTTGCCCACCCCGCAGGTGCGGGCCATCTGGCCGATGGTCCAGACGTTGCGCCCCAGGCGCTGGCTCTCGCGATAGGCCCAGGCGACATAGCGGTCGCACTCGGTGGACGCGCCCGAGGGATAGAGCCACCACACCTCGCCCAGCGTCGCCAGGTGCACGGCCGACACCTTCGACGCCTGGGTGACGTTCATGTCGGCGAGGTGGTCCAGCACGTCGCAATCGAGCGGCTGAACGCCCTGGCCGTCGAACATCCAGAAGTTCGGCCCCTGCCCCATCCACACGGCCGTGCTGTCGTGGGCCGCCGCCGCGCCTTTCGAGATCGGGCCGCAGCCCGAGCCCACGCGCTCGAAGCCATAGACCAGCGGCGCGCCGATGTACGACGCGCGCCATGCGTCCACGTCGGTCAGGATCAGCGCCCCGGCCGGCAGCGCCTTGCCGCACTGGAGCGTGCCGACGGTGGGCAGGTCGTAGTCGCCGGCCTGGTTGGTCGCATCGGCCGTCCACACCGTGTTGTCCTGCTGGTCGCACCAGGCGACGCGCCGGCCATCGCCTCCGGCGCCCAGGGCGAACAGGAAGCCCTCCTGCGTCACCACCAGGCCTGCGCAGTGCGTCGGCGCCCCGGCCACCGCGGCGGCGGCCGTCTCGGGGTCCAAGGTCCACTGGTAGATCCGGCCGTCGGTGTCCGAGCACCCGACCAGGTCCTCGCCCCAAGGCTCCAGCGACCAGACCGTCGCCGGCAGGTAGATCGTGGAATCGACCGGCGCCTCGCCATAGGCTCCCGCGCCGTAGGTCCCGCCCCCAAAGCCCAGGTTCAGCCCGGCGTCGTCCCGGCCCGCGGCGAAGCCGGCCGGCGTGACGTCGTGGTTGGCCCCGCTTTCGGTCTGGATGTAGAGGCGCGACGAGGTCGCCACGGCGATCCAGCGGTTCCGGCCGTTGTCGCGCCAGCTCAGGGCGCACCGTGCCGCGCCGGCGAACAGATAGGCGTCGGCTGAGCGCACCTGCCAGCCGCCGATCGGCTTGACCGCGTCCTGCTGGAAGCGGACCAGGTTGGCGTCGTGCCAGCGGCCCTTGGCCTGGTAAGGCGTGCCGTTGCGATAGACCCCGGCCGGCAGGGCAAGCGTGAGGTACGGCATAGGGCCATCAGGTCTTGATGATGAAGTTCATGGCGGCGAACGGCGGCAGGGCCGACACGCTCGCCAGGCTGTGGCTGTGCGCGGCCCCGCCCCCGGTGTCGCCGATCGACACGTTGGCGGCGCCCGACTGGATGCTCGCGGTCCCGCTCGCGACGGTGTGGGTGTGGCCGGGGTCGCTCAGCGACACCCCGGTGGAGGCGGCGCTGTTGGTGATGGCGGTGGGCGTGAACTGGCCGCCCGTCCCGCCCAGGTTGTTGCCCGAGCCCGTCTGCTGCGGGATCAGTTCGCCGCCGGTGGAATTGGCGTGGGTGTGGGTGGGATCGGTGAGCGTGATCCCCGTCGCGTTGCTCGACAGGCCGTGGCTGTGCCCGGAGTCCGTGTGCACGTGCCCGCTGTCGGTGGCGGTGTGGCCGTGCGCGGGCAGTTCGGGGATGGTCAGGGCGTGGCCGTCCGTCGAGCCGACCAGGGTCGCCGAGCCGCCCAGGCCGCCGAGCGCGGTCGTCCCCACGCCGGCGAGGAACCGGTCCCTCAGGTCGGGCACGTTGAAGGTGCTCGTCCCGTTGCCCGGGCCGAAGGTCGTGTTGATGGCCAAGAACAGGCCGGCGAAGGCGGTGCGGCTCACCGCCGACCCGTCGCACATCAGAAAGCCGTCCGGCGCGCTCGAGCCCGCATAGGGCATCACGGCTCCCGCCGGCACGATCTGGCGCAGGAAAGAGTCGATCAGGTCCAGGTTGCGGTTCAGGAGGTCGCCCCAGGCGCTGCTGTCGCCGCCGACGGTGGGTTTGGTCAGGCCTGCGTACGAGGTCGTCGGATCGGACATCAGAAGTCCCCGGTGATGGCGTTGAAGGCGCGGCCGGAAGGCTGCAGGCCTGGGTCGAGGCGCAAGGTCCGGTCGTAGGAGATCCGCGCAGCCTCCTGGATGTCGCCCAGCACGCGCTCGAACTGCGCCTGGAAGGCCGCGGCGCGGTCGTCGTTCTTGGCGTAGGCGGCGCCCGCGGCCAGGGCGCCGTAGAGATAGGCGTCCGGATGGCCCTGAAGGATCCAGTTGGTCGGGTTGGCGTCGGACAGGGGCGCGATGCCGGCCTGCAGCTCCGCCACTGCGCTGTAGGCGCGGTCGGGAAGCGGCCAGACCTCGATCTGAGCGCCGACCAAGGCGAATTCGCGGGGCGCGCCCGCCAACCCGTGGGAGGCGGCCTTGCGTGCGGCCATCTGCTCGGGCGTCGCCTCGCGAAGGACGCGGCCCGAGCCGGAGGTCAGGCGCAGACTGCGCACCATGCGGAAACCCGCCGGCGCTGCGATGAATTCGGCGTCGATCGTGAGGCTCTGCTCGCCGAGCTGCAGCGCGGTGCGCAGCACCCGGTCCATCTCCCGCTCGGCCAGCATGATGAAGTCCGGCGCCATCGCCGCCAGGTCGGCGCGGCGTAGCCAGCTCGGCACGGCGGCCACAAGGTCGCTGTAGGAGGCGATGGTCATGGAGGATCCAGTGAAGGGTTAGCCCTCTCCCTCAAGGGGAGAGGGTTGGGTGAGGGTGTGCGCGCGACATCGAAATGAAGGACGCCAGAGGCGGCGTCGCCTCCAGCGCTTCGATCTTCAAGGGCGGCGCGAACACCCTCATCCCTGCCCTTCTCCCCTCGAGGGAGAAGGGAAAACATGCGCTTACGCCGTCACCCGGCAGGCCAGTTGCGGGCGGATCGTCTGGTAGCCGTAGAGCACGTCGATCCGGCACGGGAACGCATCGTTGTTGATGTCGTACGCCCGCACGATGCGCATGGAGACGCCGTCGTAGACCTCGCGGGCGGCGAAATCGACGCCCTTGGGCATCACCAGGTCGGC